TCTTGCAGCATGTGATGATAGTAATAAAATGCCTGCTTTTGGCTTGGTTGCTGATGGCACTATAACAAATGGATCCACAGGTCGAGTTGTTACATTCGGAGCACTAAACTCTATTGATACCAGTGCCTTCTCTTTGGGCGACACTCTTTATATTCAAACTGGATCCGGTGGTGTATCAGGTAGCTTAACAAATTCTGCTCCAACTGGATCGGGAAATCTAATACAAAATATCGGTAAGGTAGTCGAGAACTCACCCAGCGGTCGTGTTAGAGTCGGTGGAGCAGGCAGAACAAATGCTACACCAAACTTGGATAAGGGTTATATATTTATTGGTAACGAAAGCGATCAATCAGTACAGGATAACACAATTTATGTTTCCGCATCAGCAAATCAAGTTGGTATCAACACTACTACCACCACACATACTTTAACTGTTAATGGAGCCATTTCCGGTACTTTACTTTATGGAGATGGAAGTAACTTATCTGGTGTTGGAGGCTCCAGCACATCTATCAACGTCTTCACGGCCAGTTTCAATGTTCTCAACACTTATGATGTTGTTGGAGTCTCTACTTCTGGTTCAGTTGTTACTGCTTCTCTTCCCGGTGCTTCCAGTTTGTCTTCAGGACAAAGGCTGGTTTTCAAAGATATCGGCGGAAGTGGAAGTGTAAATAACCTCGTTATCGAACCTTCCGGCTCAGAAAAAATCGATGGTGCTTCAAGTCTAAAGATCACAAACAACTGGGGAGCAGCCACAATTGTTTCTGATGGTGTCGGTCAATACTTTATCATAGGAACTAACTGATGTCAAGATTAACTTTAGAAAACGGTATTTGGAATGTAAGTGATGATATTAGTTATGCTAGTGTAACATACGAAGAAATTGATCTAACAGATGGTAGTTGGACTCTTGTAGACCCAGCAAGCTTAGTAAAAAGCATTACCATTTCTAATGGCGTTCACACGATTACCGTCAACAACCATACAGCATCACAAGATATATCTGTATTTGGAGCCAATCATAATTGGCCGAGATGGTATAAAAATCTTGAGGCCGATGGTGTGAGAATAAATGGAGCAGATTTACACATTACCAACACTTATATAGGAAATGTGTCATACGGATATACCGGAAGTCAGCCCCAACCCAGCATCATGTTTGGCCCCGCAGTTGATCCAACAAATAACTTGGCTTTTGGAATGTATGGCTGGGGAAGTCATATAAGAGTAGCAAATCCTTGGGGTGCATCTTGGTCTATTAACACCGAAGCAGCAGGCACAGGCGTAGGACAAACACATTTTTATGGAACCCATCTCGGTGGAGCAGGAGATGCCATGTTGGCTCATGGAGTAAATTTAAACTCTACTAATGATTATGTTTCAAGACATGTGAATCAAAGAAATGATACGAATGTGGGTTCTAATGATCTATTTATACAAGTAGGTGTTGGTGCCGCAAACGGTTCCTCCGCCTTATACACCGACACAACAATCTCATTCAAGGCTAAATATAATGTGATGAAGATCGTTTATAGTTGATTTTGAATACATAACCACAAAAGTAATACACATTTTTTCGTTTAGTATTATACAATACTATTTATTTTCGTAAAATAGGAGAATTTTATGCCCACTTTACTCGAACAGGCGATTATCGATGCCAAATCTCTCAGAGAAGCAGCACTAAAGAATGCAGAAGATGCAGTTATCAATAAGTATTCCGACGAAGTACGCAAGACTTTGAATACTCTTTTGGAACAAGAAGATGGAGATTTGGATTTAGGCGGAGACATGAACGAGGACGCTCCGGATGCCGCTGCTAGCACCGATGATCCATTCGCGGAAGATATCGAAGAGGTTCCTTATGCAGCAGAAGACGACATGGGTAAGCTTGACGGTAACAGCATGTTGCGTAACTCTCCTACTGCTGGCGAACCACAGACCATCAACCTTGACCTTGGCGCATTGGCCGAGCATGCTCGTCGTCTAAACGAGAGCATGGAAACAATTGAAGTCGAAGAAGAAGATGTCGAAGAACTTTCTGATGGCCTCGAAGACCTCGCTGATATGGTAAGACGACTACTCAGCGGTGAAGAAGATGAGGAAGAGGAAGACGACGAAGAGTATGAGTTCGACGAGGAAGAAGAGGAAGAGGACGAAGAAGAAGACGAGATGAATGAACTAATGAATCTCGGTCCCGGAAGGGGCGGTGGGAAGTATACCGGACCTCATAACGATCCAACCTACGGCAAAGATAAAAAGAAGGATGATGAAGAGGAAAAGAAGGGCGGCACCTTTACTCTCGCTGGCAAAAAGAAACTCAAAGAAGAGGAAGACGAGCAGTCTGATTTAGAAGATGCCGCAGACACAATGGAAGAAGACTTCGACTTCGATGCTCTCACAGATGCAATTATGGAAAAGCTAACCGTTGATATGGGTGCAACACTATCCGGTTGGGCTGGACGATCCGCTGCTGATAAAGCACATCAAATGGAGTTGGAAATGGCTCATCGCCGTTCCACCGATATACAGCAGGAACTAGAAACTTTAAAGAAAGCACAGGAAGAGCTTGTTTTTGAGAACAAGAAACTCACCAGTGAACTTTCTAAATACAGAACCGCGATTGGCGAGTTAAAAGAAAGTGTTGAGGATATTAACCTTTCGAATGCTCGTCTACTTTATACCAATCGAGTATTGAGAAATACCTCCTTGAATGAGCGACAAAAAGATAAAATTGTCGAAGCTATTTCGAAATCGGATTCGGTAGCCGAAGCAAGAACGATCTACAATACGCTTCAAAGCACAGTGCAGTCCACTCCACAGAGAGGGCCAAAATCATTGAGCGAAGCAATTAATCGTCCTACTTCACTTATTCGTGCGACTCGTAAAGAGTCAAAAGAGCCAACTGATATTTTCGCAGATCGAATGAAGCAGTTGGCAGGCATTAAATAAATTCTTGGAGGTATAATATAATGTCTAGTATTGTTGAAAGATTGACCGAAGGTGTTGTCAATCGTGATATGAAGGCCGAAGGTACTGCTCTACTCCGTAAGTGGCAGCGCACAGGTCTACTTGAGGGTCTATCCAACGAACGTGCTCGTCACGGCATGGCCCGTCTACTTGAGAATCAGGCTAAGGAGCTTCTTCGCGAGTCTTCTTCTATGTCTGCTGGCGATGTTGAAGGTTTTGCTTCTGTCGCTTTCCCAATTGTTCGTCGCGTTTTCGCTGGCCTCATCGCCAACGATCTCGTTTCCGTTCAGCCAATGAGCCTCCCAGCAGGACTCATTTTCTTCCTAGACTTCACCTTTTCCGGTGACCTAGGTGGTACTTCTGGCGCTATTGGTGGCCGCACTGGTAACTCTGCTGGCGCTTCCATCTACGGTACTGACCGCGTTGGTTCACAGATCACTGGTGGCGTTAACTTGGTTGGTAGCACCCTCAAGCAAGACTTCTCCGGTGCTCGTACCGCAGGTGCTCGTGGTTATGCTTTTGCTAGCCCAGTTGCTACCACTACTGTTACTGCTTCTTCGGTAACCAGAGCAGTATTCAGTTTGACTGGTGCTAACGCTACACAAAAGAAAGCAATTGCTTACGATCCCGATCTACTAGCCCTTAGCTCTTCAAACACCGCTGGTTATATGATCGAGCTTAAGATTGCTGATAGCGCTATGAGTCAGGTCGATCTAGAAAACCTAGCTGCTATCACTGCTAGCATCGCTTCTGTTAATGATATTATCGGTGGCGCTGTTCTTGGTACTTCTGACACCGCACAGATTCGTCGTCTATCTCAGAATGATGGTGCTAACACTGCGCTATATTTCCACACCACTGTAGATTTAGCAGGATATACCGCTAATGTTGGTCTTTCCAAAAACCTAGCGCTAGAGTTCCCAATTACCGACAACATCAAGGCTGGTAATACTCTTGGTTCTGTCGTTGGTGATGCTAGCTGGGCGCTTGAAGGCTCCGCCAACATCCCAGAGATCGACATCAAGGTTGATTCTATCGCTGTTACCGCTCAGACCAAGAAGCTAAAGGCTAAGTGGACACCTGAGTTGGGTCAGGATCTCAACGCATACCACAACTTGGATGCAGAGGTCGAGCTAACCGGTATCCTCTCTGAGCAGATCGCTCTAGAAATTGACCGTGAGATCCTCGCTGATCTCGTTAACGGCGCAACCGCTGCTACCTTCTACTGGAGCCGTAGCCCCGGTCTATTCGTTAACCGCGAAACTGGTACTGAAATTGGAGCTTCTGCTGCTGCTCCTGACTTCACTGGTACTGTCTCCGAGTGGTATGAGACTCTCGTTGAAACCATCAACGATGTTTCTGCTCAGATCCACCGTAAGACTCTCCGTGGCGGTGCTAACTTCATCGTCTGCGGTCCAGAAGTCGCAAACATCCTTGAGTTCACCAGTGGCTTCCGCGCTTCCGTCACCCACGACGATGAGAGCGGCTCCATCGGTGCTATCAAGGCTGGTTCCCTAAGCAAGAAGTTCGACGTTATCGTTGATCCTTACTTCCTACGCAACGTCATCCTAGTTGGTCGTCGCGGTAGCTCCTTCCTCGAAAGCGGCTACGTTTACGCTCCATACGTCCCACTACAGACAACTCCAACCATCTTCGGGCCTGAAGACTTCGTCCCACGTAAGGGCGTTATGACTCGCTATGCCAAGCAGATGGTTCGTCCAGATATGTACGGTCTAGTTATCGTCAGCGGCTTGCTCGGCGAGTCTGGTTCCTGATTTAAATAATTGGTAGCCTCTAAGCCCCTCCCATGCGGAGGGGCTTTTTATTTTTCTATAACTATTTATTACAGCGTATACTATAAGGAGGTGGTTTAAAATGAATCCACGGAAACGCAGACACTTAAAACTTCAAGCAGCACAGAAGGCTGCTCCCGCACCTGAGTCAGTCGTCGAGGTTGCTCCGCCAGCACCAGAACCAGAGCCAGTTGCCGAAGTAGAAGAAGTTGTAAAAGAAAAGCCAAGAAGCCGTCGTTCTTCTAAAACTCGTAAATCTTCGTAAGGATATTTATATAAATGCCAACAAATCTCAACCCAGTTTCACAGACTAGTGCTATAATCTTATCTTCGACAGGAGATCCTTCTGCCGTTACTGCTGCTGTTCCATATGGAGTTTATAACAGTTCAGATGAGTTCTTGACTGGTGCAGCGGCACAAGTCGATTATGTCTATAAGAAATTGGGTGGAGATGTTGTTGACATTGAACTTACAAATGCAAATGTCTATGCAGCATATGAAGAAGCAGTATTAGAATATTCTTATATTGTTAATTTACATCAAAGTGAGAATATTCTTTCCGATGTTCTCGGCCAAACAACAGGAACTTTCGATCATAAGGGAGAAAGATTAACTGGCCCTGAAAATGTAAATCTTGCTTTTCCAAGATATCAGTTTACTTATGCGAGAAAGGTTGGTGATGCTGTCGCTACATCTGCCGGATTTGGCGGAACTGTACCAATATATTCTGGTTCTTTTAAACCAGTACAAGGCGTACAAGACTACAACCTACAAACCATTCTTTCTGGTGCCTCTGCTACTGGTGTAGACGATGCTGGTAACGCTGTGCCTTTTGCTGGCAAAGTTGGAAGAAACAGGGTTATCATCACAAAAGTATTTTATATGTCTCCAAGAGCAATGTGGAGATTCTATGGATATTATGGTGGTGTTGGTGTTGTAGGTAATTATTCCACCTATGGTCAGTTCGCTGATGACTCTACATTTGAGATTATACCAACATGGCAGAATAAATTGCAAGCAATAATGTATGAAGATTCCATTTATACCAGAACTTCTCATTATTCCTATGAAATTAAAAACAACATGTTGAGACTTTATCCTTCACCAGATCAGTTTGCTTTTTCTAATTTGGCTCTAGACCGTGTCTGGGTAAACTTTTATGTTGATCAAGGTGACGGATGGGAGGAGAATGAAGATGTCGCAGATGGTGTCAAAGGTATTAACAATTTTAATACAATTCCATTCGATAATTTGCCGTATGCAAATATCAACTCTATCGGTAAGCAATGGATTCGTAAGTATGCTCTTGCACTTTGTAAAGAGATGCTTGGACAGATTCGCGGGAAGTTTACGACAGTGCCTATTCCGGGTGAGAGCGTAACACTAAACTATTCCGAACTATTGGCTCAGGCTAAAGAAGAACAAGACCAGTTAAAGAACAGTCTGAACGAAACACTACAGAGAATGAGATATATCGATCTCTCCAAAGCCGATGCAGAAATTTCGGAGGCTGCTGCGAATGCTCTCAGACAATCTCCGCTACCAATCTTCGTGGGGTAACTAAATGGCTGATAACGAATGGGAAAGACCAGCAACGCCACCTCCTCCCTTATTCTTGGGAGAGAAGGAGCGAAATCTTGTCAAGCAAGTCAATGATGAACTTATCGAAAAGGTCATCGGCCAGCAGTTATTATATTATCCCATCGACTTGGAGACAACCAACTTTCATCCATTATACGGAGAGGCAATAGAAAAAACTTTCTTGCCTCCTGTCCGTGTATATGCGTTGGTTCAGAACACCGAGTTCAGTACAGCATATATGGAATGTGCTGGTGGAGATAAGAACTGGGAGATAACAGTTCATTTTCATAAGCGTCGTTTAGAAGAAGATCAGGATAACTTTGTAAGAGAAGGCGAT